GTTTCCCAGTCACGATCTCTACCTGCTGATACAATCATTATCTTTGTTTCTATGTCTTTCCACAACAACCAACATACATAAGCAGCAGTTACATAGGATTTACCTACACCCCTGAATGCTGATATCTGTGACCTGTCGCTTCCATGCTGCAGGTAATGGCATATATCATTTTGAATAGGTGTCAATGGTGGTAGTTCTAAACCAATCCATATAACGTGGGTAAAGTTACGAAAATCCTTTTTCATAGCTTTTATTTGTTTATCCGTTAAGCTCATAAGTCTCCCAATGTTTATATACACTTTTGAGTATCTTAAATCCCTTAGGTCTCCCACCAGGGTTCAAGAAATAGCATATATCTTTTGAATTTTTATAAAAGAATAGTATCTTAGCTTTCACATAAGTATCACCAATGTGATGTACCTTATATACTTTCCATATTAAATCTGAATTACTTATCGTCCTCATCTTCATCCTCCACGAATGGTAGTTCACCTACAGCAGTAACTTCATGTTCCAAAGCTGAAATAGGTTTACTAAATGCTATATCTGCAGTAACATCATTATCCTTTAGGAATTTTATTGCTGCATTTAACTCTTGTACTGTAGCTTCACCAGATGAAATCTTCCTGATTAAATCTTGTGCAACCATTGAATGTAAACCATTAAGTAAATCCTCATTGGCTTTTAATATTTTATCTGTCTTTTTATCAGACATAGTATCTCCTTATAATACACCTTTAACTATCTTATATAGTTTAGGGTATTCTATAGCTATCATGAAAGCTAAAGTAACACTAAGTGCAACCACACCATGTTTTAATTTCTGATGGGCTAACTTTAAAATACTTAGTTCTTTTGCTACACCTACTTGTATAGATACTAATATCTTTGTTTGCTCATCTAGTTTTGAATCCTGTTTCTCTAATTTGTCTTCTATACGTTTATAAACTCCTTTGTCCATAATGTTGTCCTCCTTACTACTTGTTAGCCTGTCTGGCTTTACGTCTACGATCTCTGGCAGCTTTAGAGTTATCTTGTTTATTAGATTTCTTCTCTATTGCTAGGTCTTTACCTGTGAAACCTCTTATGAAATCTCTATGGAATTTACCTTGCTTACCTTTCTTACTCATTGATTTCTCCTTTAGTAGAAAACGTCAAAGTAACAAATTAATGTTACAATGACGTTTTTAATGTTACTTAATCTTTGCTATTGTGAATGAGTTATACCTAGCCTCACCCTGTGTATTAGCTGATACACTAGTTTGAACATTAGCTGTAATTACGTCACCTTTTTCTAAGTAGTCCATAGTACTTACTTGTACTATTGCTGTATTAGTAGCACCGTTACCGAAAAGAATATCTCTACCTAATTCAGTACTATTTTTCTTAACATCAATGTTAATGTTCTGTGCTGTAGATAAAGAAGTGGCTGATGATTTAGACACAGAAGCATTTATCATATAATAACCACTAACAGGAACAGTGTACTCACCTGTAGATACATCATAAGCATTATGTGTATCATAAGACTTATCAGTGTATTTTATATTAGATTCAGTACTACCTATAGAGAAAGCTGTTGCTTCACTGTACTTAGCTGCTACTGTCTCTGTTTCTAATGCAGTTTGTGGAGATGCTATTTTATATAAGAAGATAGAGTGTACAGCAGGGCTGTTAACTAACGCAGTAGATGTATTAGATCTAATACTAAGTGTGTCTCCTTTATTTAAAAAGGCTCCTCCTGCAAAAGAACTGTTGGTAGAAGTACCTTCATTATACCCTACAGTCGTATCAACTGTTCCATTTACATAAGCTTGTAACGCTAATGTTGCCACTGATCCGTGATCTACAGAACCTACAAACATATAATGTCCTGTCTCAGGAGCTGTAAACACACTACCAGACCAAGATGCTGTGGTATCCTCAGTTTGAGTAAAATCTATATTAGTAACATTAGCTGTTAAAGATGTACCTCCGTTACCTGCTCCTCTAACAACTACATCTCTTCCACCGCCAACTGAGGTAGAGCCTGTAGATGCCCCTATCTTGTTTATAGCTACAAAAGTATTATCATCACTAGTTGATCCTACTTTAACATTACTGCCAAAATTATGCTCAACAAAGAATGTTAATACATCACCTTTATTTAGATATTTCTTATCCGATCCACTTAAGTCAAAATTCCAAGTTCCTGTAAATCCACCAGAAAGACGCTTAGTACCTAAAGTACTCTCAGATGCCCCATTTATTTTAAATGTTACAAATGCTCTTTGATTCGCAGATACTGTAGAAGATGTCGTATTACCTATATTCACTTGAGCTAAAATATCATAATAACCAGATTCAGGTACGGTATAATCATAATCAGTTGTATTATCAAAAGAAGCTGTTGTGTCAAAACTTACAGAATCTAATTGAATCTTAGTTTCAGTAGAGTTTGTTATAGACTGATTAGATGATCTATATACTCTTGTCTGTACATCTCTACCACCACTTGAAGAAACTCCTGGACCAACTGAGAAATTATCAAAGTAAAGATCATATGCCGAAGCATTAGTAGAACTAACATGAGCAATCAATCTATAACTTGTACTATCACTTGCTGTTTGGAATTGAGCATAATGCGTACCTTTACCTGCTTTCAAATCTTCACCATTAATGCGAATTAATGTAGAGTTAGTTACATCATATACTGAAAGTCTCACATCACCATCAGAATAACCTGCGTGACTTGCATCATAATCAAAACTTATAGTAAGCTTCTTAGCTTTATCAGCACTGTCTATAGTAAAATCTACAGATATACCTTCACCCTGTGTATCTAAAGCACCTTTGGTCAATTTGAAGTCATTTGTACCTCTCAAAGGGGTTGTAGAGTTCTGAGTTAAAGTAATAGAAGATCCACCACCTGTTCCATCAATTGGATTCTCAGATACAGGAGCATCTGTGTAAGTAACCCAATCACCAATATCAACTTCAGCATCAACACTACCATCTGATAGATAATTGATACCACCAGAGCCACCACCTGCTCCCCATGCTACATCAGTACCATCGGACTTCAATACTTGACCTGCAGTACCTATACCTAATCGTTCTGAAACACCACTAGCATTACCTATAATTACATCACCACGAGTAGTAATAAGTTCATCTTGTTTAGTATCAATCTCAGTCTGAGTTGCTGAACTAACTGGTTTATCAACATCACTAGTATTATCTACGTTACCTAAACCAACTTCTGTAGCTGTTACTGCATGTGGATTACCTGCTACATCTGCGATATGTGCATCCTGTGCTGCACCATCTGCAGCTACATCTCGACCATCTACTGTACCAGAAATAGTTAAGTCACCCGAAGCACTAAGTTTCATCTTCTCAGTCATACTTAGATTATGAGAATCTGTAGTATCAGTAAGCCATGAAAAATCCTTATTACCATCTACAATAAATGCTGTATCTCCGTAACCCTCATTAAACAATGTAAGTTGTTCAGGTATAGTAGGGTAGTTACTTCCTGTTAGTGAAATACCTCCTCTATGACCTGCATCATTAACTAAATTACTTGTTGTTACAGCTGAAGTGCCTGTACTAGTGTTTACTACTTGAGACCTGACAATACTATCCTGATTATCTACTAGAGTATAACTATCAATATGAACAAATATAGTCCCCAGAGTTGCATGAGATCTAACAACAACACCGATACGTATAGCAGCATCAATACCTGTTGGGTATGTGTTAGTCAGCTGACCTGCTGTATCACTTAGATATAGATTATCACCTTCAGACCAAGATGACGTATCTAAACCACCTAATTCACCAAAGTGTATAAAATTGATAGTAGAATTATCTGATCCTGATTCAACTGCTATAGCTATAGCAGAAGTCTTAGTAAAATCACTACTGATCGCCTTACTAGCTTCCATCTTGCTACCAGTAGCTCCATTAATATAAACAACGTCACCCATGACTAAACCACCTACTTCATCAATCCTCGCTGAGAAAATATCTGTAGAGTTAGCAGCTTCGATATCAGTAACATTTTGAGCTATATCTGCTGCATTAGTTGCTATATCACTAACATTAGTTGCAATGTCTGCATCATTACTTGATATATTAGCAGAATTAGTTGCTATATCAGCTACATTAGTTGCTATGTCAGTTTCATTCTGAATAACCCTACCAAGAACTGAGGAATTATCAGCATTAATTGTATCAATAAGATCTCTAGTCTCTTGTTGTAAGTAAAGACTCTGATCAGATTGATTATTTAAATCTTCTTCTGTTAGATTAGAACCATCAGCATACTCTACAATCTTCTGAGTAATATCTGAATCTCTTGAAATATTAATTACTACACCACTCCCAG